AAATGGATGAAGGGTTAGTTGATGGATGGCAATTATGGCAAAACACAATCCACCAGCCCGATATAGATTACTTGGCAAGTATGGAGGCAGAAAACCCAAAAGTAAAAAGATTTTACATAGATAATATAAAACCGACATACAAAACATGCGATCCATTGCGATCATGCGAATTTTTCAAAAACACCCACGATGACGACACTATTTACCTACGATTTGATGACGACATAGTATGGGCGGAAGAAGATTTCATAAAAAAGATAGCGATGGCACGAATAGAACACCCAGACGCATTTATAATTTACCCGAACGTAATCAACAGCACAATAATAACCTACGCCCACCAGCAGAATGGAGCATTAGGAAAAGAGGCGGGAGAGTGTAATGGTCAATATCTTCACGAATTCGCATACGCAAACAGCGGACTCATAGACCTGATCCATACAACATTCAAAAAAAGATACGAAGAAGGGACTCTAAACGCATACTATCTTCCAAGTAAAAGTTTCGATAAGTTTGAGCAGTTTTCAATATGCAGTATTTGCTGGTGGGGAAAAGATAAGCTAGTCCCAGGAAGTCTCGAAGAAGCATGGCTATCATGGGAAAGGCCTAGAGAATTGAATCGGCCAGTCTGGTTCCTCGGAGACGCGATTGTCATGCACTATTCTTACCATACCCAGAGAGATCACCTTGAAGGAAAGGGTGATGTTGACCTTAATTTATTCAAAATAATCACAAAATAAAATGCTAAAATATTCACCAGAATTAAAATTGACCGCTGATGCCCATGAAGAAGAAGTTATAACCAAAGATTCCTATGGTATAAAGCCATTAATAGCAAAAGACCCGAATATAGAATACGTCGTAGACATAGGCGGAAATATAGGAGCATTCAGCGTTCATATCCAACGACTGATTCCCAATGCAAAAATAATAGTTTGTGAACCCGAACCATCAATGATGGTATACATAAAAGAAAACACAGATAACAAACTGATATACGTTGAGAAGGCCGTCATAGGTGATCCTATTCTAAAAGAAGTTAAGTTCAATATTTGTAAATGGGAAGGTAATCATCACGTTGACGGTGTATTCAACATGGAAGCGTACGGACCAGTCGGGTCACGCATTCTTCATTCCATTACCGTACCAGCCATTACGCTGAAAGAGATTGTGGATCAACATGGTTTTACGAGGATTGATTTGCTGAAAATAGATACGGAAGGATGTGAGCCAGCGATATTGCAATCAATCAAGCCTTGGATTAAAAATATAAAATACATCATCGGAGAGTGGCATAGCCAAAGAGATTTAGCTATAATTAAAGACGTCCTAAAAGATACACATAATACGACATTTACGGATGGATTTTTCAAAGAACCAGCGACAGGACTTCCAGCGAATGGAAATATAATGGCAATAATAAAATAAACACCGTGAGTAAATTAAATCCAACTTTTGGCGAGAGAATGGTGGGGTGGTATTTCATCCCGAGCGGCAACGATGTCGCCGATGGAGTTACAACCCAATGCGCGGCACTCATAGACTTGATGTCTGCGTATAGAGATTTAGATCCGACAGCTTGTGACGAAGCCCAGAGATTGTTTTTGGAAGGGTTTAAGGCCGCTATGAAACTGCTATCAAAAGAGCCCATGCTGAAGGATAAAAAATAGTTATCAACAGGTGGATATATTTTATAAAAGACAGTATAATATACATAAAAAGACATGCCCAAAATAGCCATAATAATTCCCGTAGTTAACTTGTGGAACACTAGGACAAAAAAGTGTATAGATTCTATTAAGACATCATACGAATATAGGATTTTATGTATTGATAACGCCTCTGTAGACGAAACTAAAGTAGAAGCTGGTAAATTAGTATCGGACAAATTTAGCCACAAACGAAATGAGGAACGGTGGGGATGTTCACAGTCATGGAATTATGGAATAAATGACGCATGGGATCGAGGATTCGATTATGTCCTTGTCCTTAATAATGATGTGATACTACATCCAGACTGCATAGATCGAATGGTAGAGAGATTTGAAAAAAGTAACAGTAGTGGAAATATAACTGTAGAAATTTACAATAACCAACACCCTCTCGTAATGGTTACCGCAATGGATATACGTGGGGACTGTAAAACACCAGAAAATATATTTGAAAAGAAGTCAAAAGATTACGAGAAATTAGACGAATCAGAACATCCAAACTTCTCGGCGTTCATGATCAATAAAAAGTGCTGGCAGGAAGTGGGTGAATTTGATGAGGGATTTTTCCCGAGTTATTTTGAGGACAATGATTTTCACCATAGAATAAAATTGGCAGGAATGAAAGCTGTGACTTATCCCCCCGCATTGTTTTATCACTACGGAAGCAGTACAATTAACCAAAGTGATAAAGAGAAAGTCATGGGAGCTGTCGGGTTTGAAAATACAAAAAAATATTTTATAGAAAAGTGGGGCGGGGTGCCGACGGAAATAAAATTCGATCATCCATTTAATAATCCAACGTATAGTCTAAAATATACTAAACAAAAACCACAATGAAGAAAATATTAATTACAGGTTCGGGAGGATTTTTAGGGTCTCATTTATTAGAGCATCTATTGAAGGATACAGACTGGAACATAGTCTGTCTCGATAGGTTCGATACATCAGGGAATCTCAATAGAATAGCCGATACTGAAATATGGGAAAAAGAAAAACATAGAGTGAAGTATTTTTACTGCGACCTACGGGGAGAAATAAACGAAAGTATGGCTCGGTTATTGCTAAACGAAAAAGACAAATCAATGCCCGTGCCATTCGATTATGTAGTCCATCTCGCGGCTGGAACCCATGTAGACCGTTCAATCAGTGATCCATTAGGATTCGTTATGGATAACGTTGTAGGCACATGCAACCTGCTCAATTTTTTTAGGACATGGAAAGAGGTAGCTCTCAACCTACAAAGCAAGATACTATTATTCGGCACCGATGAGACGTTTGGACCAGCCCCAGAGGGCGTTGCGTACAAGGAATGGGATAGAGTGAACCCCAACAACCCATACGCGGCCACAAAGGTCGGAGAGGAAGTGCTCGGCATAGCATTCGCCAACACATACGGATTGCCGATTGTATTAAGTAATTGCATGAATATATTCGGTGAAAGGCAACACTCGGAGAAATTTGTGCCAATGTGCATAAAGAAAATAATGAACGGTGAAACGATAACTATTCACGGAGATAAAACAAAAACCAAATCTGGCACCCGATTCTATCTGCACGCCCGCAACGTATGCTCGGCGGTTAAATTCATACTCGAACACGGAAAACTACTCGACGGATCAGCAACGCAGGGAAAATACAACATCGTCGGTGATAAAGAAGTATCAAACCTAGAAATGGCTCAAACTATAGCTGGAATACTCGGTAAGGAATTGAAGTACGAAATAATTGACCACCATTCAAGCAGACCAGGTCACGATCTACGTTACGCGCTCAATGGTACTTTATTGAAAGAATCAGGATGGATTCCACCCATAGATTACGAGAATTCATTAAAGAAAATGGTCGAATGGAGCATTAAACCCGAGCATAAGCATTGGGTTGGATTATAACCATGGAAACACAGCCACAAATAAACCAGCAATACGCAGAGAAAATCATACGCGAATCAGCGACTGCTTTGATCACGTCTATAGAAAAGGTTTTTATGGCTCATACGGAAGATATAAAGAAAACAATAAAGGAAGCGGCATACGATATTTACAAAACTTCATGCACTATAAATATAGAAAAGATAAGAGAAATAATATATAAAGAGACTATAACCCCAGATAGTAAAGTATACGCATACTGCCTAAAAAAAATCAGCATAATTGAGGATTACATGTTGGTAATGGTTATAGCGACAAATGACACCGATGCGGCGATAAAACTAAAAGATACAATAAAAGGGAAAGGATTCAATCCACTTGACTGGAATATAAAATTATGTAATAATCTTAACATAGGTCAACCAACCGATCTACGGTCAATCTATGGTCATCCGTCACCAGAATATGGCTCAAAACCACAAATCGAAAAAGAGCCGACAAAAGATGTGTACATAACAAACCTGATGTATGCGAGGGATAAATTAGCCAAAACTCCCCATCAAAAAGGCATATTGACCCAGATAATAAACAACATAAAAAAATGACCCCCATAGAAAAAACATTAGAATCATTCATAAGCAAAACAGAAAAGTCAAAAATAGCCGTAGTAATCCCCATGTTCGGTTATTGGAAGGAATCATATCAATTAGACGAATTGACTCTGAAAGCTACATTGAGCCGAATATACTCTCATATTCATCAGATTTATTTACTATTCTTGGTCGATGAAGATTCCAACAGAACGCCTATGAGAGTGGCCAGCATGATGGCGGGAAAATACAAAGGCGGAAATTGTGCAATTATCCCAGTAAAAAAAGGTTCGGGATACGGGGAATATTTAAGGATAGGAATACAAAAAGCTATTGCAACAAACAGTCAATACATCGTAGTAGCAAACCCGTGGATACAAATATCCACAAATGGAATAGATATACTGGTTGATAGAATAAACCGAAACGACGCATACATCGTATCTGGATTCGATTGTAAGGGAAAGATTGATCCAGGTGCATTCGATAGACAGATATACAATCTCCCCGACGAATTTCGCGGCATAGATATAAACCTATTCGGCATGAAGAAAACAACGGCGGAAATTATATCATTCGACGAAGGATTCAAGACTCACTACTTTATCGGCCGAGACGCATGGCAAACGGTATTCACCAAAGGATTCGAGTCGATTATAACCCAGCGGGTGCCGATATTCTCATTCGATGTGGATTGGACTGAATTCGAATCAGCGGTACAATTCAAACAGGATGAAAACTATTTTATAAGCAAATGGAAGTACGGAGACGAATCAATACAATACCCATGAAAGAATTAAAAACAAAAAGCCCTCTCGGCGGGGCAATAAACCTCAAGGAGCTAAAAGACCCCACAACGGGCAAGGAGCTCGCCCCAGACGCGAGTGGGTACATTACTCCAGATTACAGCCCAGAGGGCACCCGCGCGAGCCTAGCAAGCCACAACCTCATGCCTGTGGACAAGGTAGAAGTCACCGACCCGATAACAGGGGTAAAATCAATAATCACGGTAGATCGGACAGGTACAACCGAAAACAAGCTCATCATGGCATTAGCGAACCCTGACCTCAAAAGGGATACCAAAGACCACTTCCTATCCATGTATCTATGGGAGCGTGGAAAAGAAAACGCCTCAATGCTCGTAGACCTCATGCGCTACAAAGGCGAGCACACCAAAGAGTCGAGGGCATTCCAAAGCCAAATGCGGTTCGATTTCGAAATGTTCGTCAAATTGTTTATAGAGCAGATGAGAGCGATGGCGAGGGATGTAGCGAATGAGTTTGCAATAACGGATATAAAATCATTCTGTGATGAGTATTTGAAACAAGCGGAAGAATTACGAAAGAATAATCAAGAAGTTGATTTGAGTGTAATGCTAGAAAATATGGGAATATATGATACACTTTTTAGATCAGACAAAATCCATTTATTGACTATGGTACGCAACTGGACTGAAGCCGAACGAATAGAGTCCGCAATCAACAACGTAACCGAAGGCAGACAACGCAAGCAAGGATATGGCATATACATCAATCGGGAAGGCAGACCGTATTCGATATACGAAAACGAAAAGGTCGACGAAATAGTCAAAGAGGATTATGAGCGAATGGAAGAACTAAAAAAAGATGAATAGACAAATAAAAAGAAAACGCGAGGAATGGTTGATATTTCATTCATGTAATGAATCGGATGTTAAAAGTAAAGATGGTATGGAATACATAAGCACCCTCGACGAGAAAAAAGAAGAAGTAAGATTACCATTACCAGACGATATACAATTCAAAAAAACATGGAGAAAGAATTAAACGATTTTCAAACACTAGAGTTAGTCATCGGCGGACAAAAACTACGAGACATGTCGGCATTCGGATTCCTTCAATGGATGGCAAACAAACTGACAGGTATAAAAGCCTTCTCATCCGACGCGGTTGAATTGACATCGATGATACGAGTACCGCCAATGTCGCAACACATGTCGCCCGAGAAGAAAATTGAGATTATAAGGAAAATGATTAAACTGGGAATAAAAATACAATGACAAACAAAGACTTAAAAGGAATGACTACAACCGAGATGGTGAAATGCGAATCATGTTCGCAGTACCACCCGCTATCCGAATGCGAGGTGGTAGTCATAAAAATGATAAAAGGAAAAAATTGTAGTATAAAAAGCGAAACAAGACCAGTAGAAAGAATAGAACCGATGTACGTAGAAAAAACTACGGATGTATCATCAGATGAAATAAAAATAGTACGTGCCCCCGAGCCGCCCAAAGATGAGGAATACGGTTGCACCATAGACAAAACAATATGGGTAGTTAAAGGAGGTGCAAGCGACGCCGCAAAGATATGCCCGACATGTGGACGACAAGGAACGGCGGCCAGCGTATTGATTGCCCAATCGGGAACGCATATACCGCCCGCAGAAATGGAGCAGAAAATAAAAGAAAGGTCGAGAAAGACCATTATCCCGAAAGGATTGTTATCGATGATGGTTGATCCAAGCGACCCGAACTTCGAAACAAAAGGAGCGAAAGAGATAAGACGAGTATAAACCATGTTGCAAACCTACCGAAAAAACAGAGCCCCATTCTTACAGCTGAAAGAAGCGTCGGAAGTTTCTCGTGCACTACAATTAAAGAAAAAGATGGTCGGAGAAAAAAGTATATTCGAGCGAATGGCAACCGATCCGCACGCTCCGATACTTCCTGGCGGCATGAATCCATACCTGCCCGATGAGTTTACACTTCGGGTGGCTCGACAGATGGTTATGACTATCGTAAAGAAATGGGTGCAGGTAAATAAAGGAAACAACGAATTACAGGAAAAGATAGAACCATTCTATCGGTTCGCTGTGCGGAAAATAGAAGATGAAGAAAGGAAGTTTATTGCAAAAGGATACAATGATCGAATTGAATCACTGGCAAACCAATCAGCCGATTGGACAATCGCAAAAGTATTCTCGAATCATAGAAGTCGTGAATCGGCGGAATCAATGAAACGCTACATAGCCGATAGTTTCAACATATCCCTCTATAACGAAGGGCATAGAAGTGTGTCGGAATACCTTGAGTGGTATGATGAGTGGACTGATAAATTATATGCAATATGGAAAAACAAAATCACAGAGAAGAATAGCCGCGAACAAGAAGCGTCGAGCGGAAAATCTTGATGCAGGAATACGGGCGGTTGCTCCAATGACTTCACTTAATTCATTCGATGAAGAATTATTTGAAGTAGACTATGAGATGGACACATCGCACATAGACGTAGAAAGATTTATACTGAAACTTTCATACAAAGAATCGGCAATACTTTTATTACGAAGTATCCATACACCCATGCGAGAGATAGGAAAGATACTGAATATGAACCATGAAGCAGTGACGGATAATATAAACAGCATGCAAAGAAAAGCTAAAATAATGTATAATTAGAGTATGAATGACACAGTCCACACCTTTCTAAAATCAACATCGACGACAGTGGTGCCGTCGCCTCAGCGTAGTCTGGTATACGATACCGAACGCCAAAGAAATACCCAATTTATAAATAAAGGAATAAGCAAGCCCGGGAGAATTACATTCGAGGTTCTTCGCCGAGCGGTTCAATCAACTCACATAGCGAGGATATGCGTCAATACTCTCAAAGAAAAAGTAACCAAGACTAAATGGGTTATAAAACCTATCAAACAAGGAGCGGCAGTAAAAAAAGAGCAGATCGCTGAGATAGAGGAATTATTGAAACATCCAAGCAAGAATGACGTAACATTTAGGACGCTGATGGACATGGTACTCGAAGACTTGCTCGTACTCGATGTGGCATGTATGGAGAAGACCAGAACACCCGACGGAAAACTGGCAGAGCTATTCCATGTGGATGCCAGCACCATCCGCCCTGTATTCGACGAATTCGGAAACCAAGACATCGACATCGAAATGAACACCGTAGAGGAAGGGCGAGTAACGGCACCCGTATCGTATGTGCAGATAGCTAATGCGTCTTCGTATGGTGGACCAGAATCAGGCGAGATAATCGCCGCATGGCCGAAGAAAGATTTCATAAGGTTCATGCAACACCCCCAAGGATCATGGGAATCAATCGGCTATGGTCTATCGGGTATCGAAAGCGTGATCAACGTAGTAGCCGCCATACTGAATGCACAGAATTTCAATGATACCTATTTCGAAGAGGGTTCGTTCCCGCCCGTCATCATCCAGATACTCGGGCAAGTAAATCAAAGGGACATCCAAACCTATCGAGAATATCTGCAACAAGAGCTATCGGGAAACTACCACAGACCAGCCATCATGGCGGGGGGCACCGAGGCGAAGGTACTTAACCTGAAAGACCTATCAAACCGCGATATGGAATTCATGGAGTATATGAAATTCATGGCACGCCTATTGGCGGCGGCGTATGGACTATCGGGACAAGACATCGGACTGACTGACGAGGTCGGTTCAAAAAATGTATCCGAGACACAAAAAGAGATTTCAGGAGAAAAAGGATATAGCTCTATCCTTCACCTACTCAAAGAAATTTTCAATCAGGAAATTATATGGAAAGATTTTGGATATACCGACATAGAATTCGATTGGGTGGCGGATGATACTATGGATCCGAAAGACGCCGCAGACCTATTCACCAAAGAGCTACAAGCGGGACTCTGCACGCCGAATGAAGCTCGCCAAAAACTAGGCCACGATAAATATACGGAGCCATGGGCTGATCAGGCAATGGTACTAACGACGACTGGATACGTGCCTGTTATGGCCGCACCAACAGAACCAACTGATACGGAAAAGCCCGCAGGCCAAGAAGAAAAAGAACCGCCACAGAAGGAAGAAAAAGAAGTTGGTGGAGAACGTAAATATCAAGACCAAAAAGAAAAGCCAGATAATGAAAAGAAAGTACCCGCAGAAAAGTCTATTGAGGTGGAGGAACCCAAAAAACAAATGATTGATGTTAGACCAAAGACATCGCAAGTTAAACGTGTAGAGATTATAGAAGACAAAAAGAAAAGTGAACCAGCGGAAAACCCTGAAGTAAAACAAAACCTACTTGATTTGAAATCATTGAAAGCGGATATGGAAGATGTAAAAAGAAAAATTGCGGAAAAGCCACAGGTGGAGGATAAGCCAGCCGCCAAAGACGAATCATCGGCGATGGGGAAAATTATAACCCAACTGATTGGCAAGCTATCCCATGTACAATCCCGAGCAACTAAAGAAAAGCCAGACTTCGATACGACTCCAGTGATGTTCGGTGATCTGGTTATTGATGATGGATTGAAAGACGAGACGTATGAAATGTTTCATAACAACGATCTCAATGCGGTAAAATCAGAGGGATACGAAACAAGTGCATATAACTTTAACTTTGAAAATGCAAAGAAAGCATTGGTCGATAAGATAAAATCAAACCCTTCGATGTACGGAGGCATTATACGCCAGAAGGACATCAACGGAGCACGGTACATTATTTGCTTCAATAAATTAAAATAAAATGCCAACCATAACCTACAGATCAAATGGAAGTGTCACAGTTAAAATAGCCGTCACAGGTCAAGCGGTATCGCTCGGTTCGGTATTCACAGGTGGCGCACAGACAGCCAATCGAGTGGACATCCAACCTCTCACCACAAATACCAGCCCGATAATAGTCGGTGATTATCAGATTTCAAACACTCAATCAAACGGAGGTATCTTGCTTAATGTATTCCCCTATGCAAACGGTATACCAGCCCAAGCAGATATATATAACTTAGAGCTGATAACATGCCTACAAACATTATTCATCAACGGAACGGCGGGAGATGGAGTGACAATAAATTGGTTCATCGGTGATAGATAGTATTAAAATGTAGTATAATTAAAGTAACAAACATATGACAAATCCATTCAAAGAAAAGTGGGCAGACATGCACAAAACTCACGACATATCAAAAGACATGAATTCTCAAATGATGTCGTGGTTAAAGTCTAATGCAAAAAACACATATTCGTGGCGGGAACTGATGGCAGATTTCAAATACGAATTTGAAGAAAAAGACATTTTAGATAGTATTGGAAATGAATTCAATGTCAAACAGGAATGTGAAGACATATGGATGAATGAAAATGGCAAATACGACAAAGCGTGGATGGATATGAAGAAGACGTCCGAAATAAAAAAGGATAACTTATTTGAAGACCCCGATAAGACTATACGGAGAATAAGAAATAATCCGTATGATTCTCGTTATGATGATGACAAGGAAGATGATGAAAAAGATACAAAAAAAGCGGTAGACAACACCACCGCCCGCAATCAGCGATATGCGGAAAAAGGCTCGGGTGATTACACTAACGACCCAGAATACAAAAAGCTTGTGCAAAGACTCATACGACAAGGCATGAGTAATAGCGATGCTCAGGGTATGGCAGACGCAAAGTTCGATCCTCGAATTAATGGATCAAAGAAGTCACAAGAAGAAACTGTAGAAAAGCCTGGCGACGCCACCCACTCCACCAAATGGGATGACTGCGTAAAAGAAGCACAAGCAAAAAATCCAAAATCTAACGTATACGCTATTTGCACCGCCCAGCTCGGAGAGGAATCATTCAAAAGCCAGTACCGACATCTAGCGTCCATGCGGAAAGAAATACGTGAAGCTCGGAAGGCTGTAGGTACATCGGGATTCGCGGGTGGTATACCCAATTCACTTCTCGCTGATCAGGACTTGGAAGGCGTAGCAGATGATAGCGAGGAAGCGATACGGGATGGAGAAAATAGATAGTAATGTCAGCCAAACATTGACTTGGTATATAATTATAACAGACGAGATATGAAAACCACATACACCGCACAATCGAATAAAGGATTCCAATTCACCTTTCAGATAGAGAAATCTATCGCCACGAAGGCGGGTGAAGACCTTATTATTTCGGGAGTGGCTTCAACGTCGAATATAGACCACGACAATGAGAGAATGTCGGAGTCGGCATTGGATTCAATGGTCAGGGTGATCAACGATAAAGGAGTTCCGCTTCGCTGGGAACACGGTAAAGAGGATTCGGATATTCTCGGCACTGTGTTTCAAGGTCATGTGGATGGCAGGAATCAACTTCAGATCAATGCCAGATTGAAGAAAGACCACCCAAAGGCTCTGGAAATTTACGAAGCGTTGAAAAGCGGTGGTAAATACGGTTTGTCAGTCGGCGGCCGCGTGATGAACGCAACACGTGAGATGGCCGCAAGCGTCGGGAAGTACATTAAAACGTTTTATGATGTGTTGCTGGATGAGGTAACCGTAACTTCAAAGCCAGCAAACTACGACGCATGGTTGAAAGACGTAGTGCAGAAAAGTATGGATAAAGGAAAAACGAAAGACCAGCTACGTCACCAATTCCTTTTTGAAAATCAGCAGTACGATTATTTGGCACAGTTCGCCAAATCAATCCCTGAGGATTCGTGGAAACCAGTTAAAAAATTATCAGTTAATAATAATAAAAATATGAACGATAAAGACAAGAAAAGCGACGAAAAAGTTGAAGCGGAGAAAAGCTTTGTGACCAAAGCTCAATTCGATTCATTCTCAGCGACTATCGCAAAGGCGATGGACGGTCTTGCTACGTCCGTAAAAAAGGCATTGGAAGTCAATGCTATGGACACAACCAATCCTGACAAAAAAAAGGAAGTGGTAGATACCGCACAAGTAGCCAAGGACGCGGCTGATGGCGATGACGGAAAAGCCGCAGGTGATGTCCCCGCCAAAGATCAAGACGCTCCCGATAAGGCAAAGGAGGCAGAAGACACAGAGCAAACTGCAAAAGCCGAAGACGATACGAAGGATGAGGAAAAGGAAAAATCAGCAGAGGATGAGGAAGATAAGGAAACAGAAAAGGCAGAGGATGGAGAGAAAGACGAAAAGGATACCGAAAAGGCATTCGGTGATAAGGAAGACGATGAGGAAGCCACGAAATCCGAAGGAGACGATAAATTGCCAAAGGACTTAAAGGCGGCTATGAAAAGTATTGCCAAAGCTACTTCGGCTATCGAGACCATGACGAAGCAGATTAGGGGCGCAAAGGCCATTCTCAAGTCAGAGAAGGTGGAAAAGAGCCAAGTGAACGAAATCGAGCAGTTCGCAAAAGCGATGTCGACATTCGTACAGCTTACCGAAGAAAGATTGGAAAAGAGCGGTAAGCGTGTCCCGGGACTTGCCCAAACCATTGCAACCATGATTCAGAATGATCCAGAATTGCAGGCCGAGATTTCTGGCATGATGAAAACGGCGACCTTCAAAAAGTCCCGTTCGACGACTCCATACATGGTGTCGAAGGATGGTCGCAGATTCCTTTTGACTGCATCAGAGATAAAGGATGAGACGGTCGAGAAGTCAGCGGATGGTAAGCAAGTTAAGTTTACGGATTTGTATAAGTCGAAGTATTCAGCCATTCGAGAGAAAGGTTTAATGGAGTAAGTTTTATTAAATTATTAATTAATCAATACATAAAAATATGAATAGACTAGAAAAAGCCATTGAGCGCGTTGAGAAGTCGGTTAACATTTCATTCGCAGGACCTACTCCAAACTCTCTCTTGGCACGTCAGGATTTGGAAAGTGCAATCGTAGTGCTCTCTGATCGACAGACCCCATTCAGAGACCGCGTATCCCGCATCAAAGGAGAAGGCTTGGCTCACTTGTGGAACCAACGCACTCGTCTCGATAACGTAGCCGATGGACCCGCAGGGTTGGTGAACCTGTTCTATGCCGACGGAAACTTGCCAAACGCCACTGATCCGAACTACGTCCAGCAAACAGCGGCATATAAGTATCTCGGCACCACCGCAGTTATCACGGGACCTATGATCGCATCGGGTCGGTCATACATCGACATCGAAGCTGAAGTAGCGGAAGCAACGCTTCGCCGCATTATTCAGGCAGAGGAATGGGCAGACTTCAAGGGAAGCACGTCGGCAAACTCCCTTTCCTTCAACGGATTCGATTTCCAGCAAACGACCAACGTCGTCTCGGCCGCTGGTGCCGCTCTTACCGCGAACGGAGTTACCATTCCGCTCTTCGATAAGATTGTGAAACTTGTTCGCATTCAAGGCGGGTCAAAGGTTGACGGCATCTACTGCTCATTCGGTCAGCAGAACGTCATCAACCAAATTGTATCGGCCGCCGCCCGCTACGTCGTCGCTCTCGACAGCCGTGAGAACATCGTGCAAGCAGGCGATCACGTCGTATCGTACATGGGTGCACTCGGCGCGATTCCAGTTATCGGAGACTTCTTCGTCAACGCCGCCCTGCCTTATCCTATCGACTCGACAGGTTCGAGCGGTTCAACAGGCAACGGAGTCTCGAACATTTACTTCTTGCGGCATGATGAGCAAGGGGTGCAGATGGCAGACCTCGTTCCACTTGGTCGGACGGAGCTCGGGAAGATTGCGGATACGATCAGGTTCTATGTGAACATTTATCTGACTCTCGCAGTCAAGGCAGAGCCATGGACTGGTCAGCTAACCCAAGTTCAAGAGCCATCCTAGTAATTAACGGATAGAAAAAAATAAAGACCCCGTGACAGGGGTTTTTATTATTGGATATGGTATAATATACCCATGAAACTAACCCTCAGTAGCGGTGCGGCATCAGAAGTATTCTACAACGGGAAATTCTATCCAACAGGAAAAGAGATAGACATGCCACTCTCGGAAGCCCTGCGGTTCAACAAAACATTCCGCCAGCAGATACGAGAAAAAATAGTACCGTATGATCCATTCCTATTCGGCGAGCAAAAGGAGATAGCCATGATGGCTGACATAGATAACCAATCGGGCTGGGGTAACGTCGGACTCAATCTCATAAAATACTCCGTAGACGACGTAAAAACAGCTCAATTCGGGCAACTGGTAGGTGTAGTCGACAAAGAGGTGTTAGAGGCCTCTCGGAGGGGCATAGAGGCTAGTATGGGGCTTGTAATACACGAACAACCAAAGGAAGAATGGATGACACTGCCATTTGAGCGAAAAATCGCTATTGTGCCGTTTGAGACCACTCGTATACCGCAAAGCTGGGTGCCGAGAATAAACTCATGTAAAGCTCTGATTGTGCCGTGCAAACAGAATGTAGAGATGATGAGAGATAGCGGAATAACGATACCGATAGAAATAGTTCACTGGGGAATTGATCCAGAAAAATTCTATGAAATCGAGCGACCGAGACGGGACACATTTACCTTCGGGACGATGGGTTCACTATCACTACGAAAGGGGACAGATATTTTAGTCAAAGCATTCTTCGAGGAATTCAAATATGAAAAGGATGTCAGACTACTCTGCAAAACAAGCTCGAATAATTTTCTATGGGCGGTTCGTGATCCGAGAATGCAAGTGGATATGACTCCCGTATCGCATGAAGAATTGATGAACCTATTTTTCAAACAGATAGATTGCTTCGTGTTTCCGACGAGGGGGGAAGGATTCGGACTGACCCCACTGGAAGCGGCCGCTACGGGAGTTCCTATCATCGCAACAGGATGGTCGGGAATAAAAGAATACATGACTCCAGAAATAGGATGGGAGATTGACCACACCATGGAACCAGCGACTTCGTTTAGTGAAAAAGTATATAAAGAGCCATGCGGTTTTTGGGCATTACCCGATAAAGAAAACCTTAAAAAACTGATGAGATACGCGTACGAACATAAAAACGAAACAAAAGAAAAAGGGAAAAAGGCGGCAGAGTATGTTAGACGAGAATGGACATGGAAAAAGAAGATTCCAATGTACATAGACGCATTAAAAAAACATTTATAAACCTTGACTTGGTGTATAATTAAGGTAACAACATGATAACACCTACAAGCGGACAATGGACAATTCAAAATTCAAATACTCCTCTAGGCACTCCGAAAGTAGTCGCTATAGATAACCCCTATTTGACCAAAGACGAATACATCACCAACGAATTGGCAATCGGTCTCGGTATAACTGCCAGTAGTCCGATCTATACATCAGGCAGAATCGATAAATTATTACTGACTGTATCGGCTCAAGTTAACAGATTATGTCGTAGGTGGTTTGATTGCCAAACTATAGACGAGACTAAAACTGGAATAATTGTACGCCCATGGAACCCCCAACTCGTAACTGTCGTATTACAGAATTCACCTTACAGTAAAATAAATTCCATCTATTTCCAAGTGCTCAAATGGTTCATTCAAATAGACACCAGCTCGAATGGATACCTGCAAGACTGGCCAGATTTGGGTATGTATAAAATCGTGCCACTGCTTTCAAACTCGGGTACGGGTACGGGATCGCCCATGCCCGCGGAGATAGTGGA